TCGAGGTATTGTTTAGGATTGGTTCATTAACTCCTAATGAAGTGATAGATATAATCGGAAAAGGCGAAAGATATGACGGTGGAGATGAACATTATGTAGGCGGAGGTGCTTTACCAGTTGGTGCTTCACCTTCCGAAGCGGAAAAATATAAAAGCGAGGTTGCTGATGCAATACAGGCTTTGAAGAGTCAATTAGTGGAAGCAATAAAAGGCGAGAGCGAATGAAATCTCAAGAAATAATAAATGAGATAGAAAAGATTTTTGATATTTGTGTTTTAAAGATTAAAGAAAACCCATCTTGTTCTATTAAAGGAAAAACCGCTGGGAAAGTAGCTAAAAAGCTTTCTAAAATAAGACCAATGGATAAGACTACGAGAAGGTTATCTAATAAAGCTGAAGAGAATGTTGCTAAAGCTGTTGGAGGTTCCCATCCTGGTGATAGTAAACCTTTTGATGTTATAGCTGTTAGAAAAGACGGAAAGTTAATTGGAATTGAAGTAAAGAGATTTAGAGCGGATAACAAGACAGGACAGATTCATATGGAAGCGCCGCAGTTGAAACGGAAGAGAAAATGGTTAAAACAGAATAAAGCTGTATCTGTAACAGTTTTACAAGATGATACAACTGGTAAGATTTATTGGAAAAAAGGTCTTGGAAGTTTTAGAAGAGGAAGTATGACTGAAGTAAAAGGCGGATATGATAATTTGGCTGATGTAATTGGTGTTAGAAAAGGTTTTTCTACGAAAATGTAAATTTATGGGTTTAATAAAATGAGCGTTTATGTAGAAGATATAAACGGATTTATAGATGAGTTAGCTACGAATAAAGGTTATAATGACCTTTGTGAATGGCTTGAAACTTATGGCATGGAATTATCGAAAGAATTTTCGGAAAAAGGATATACCGAGTTTCCAAAGCAATTGGCATTAGAAGTAAAAATTGCAATTCATTATTCCCCTGAATATTGGTTAAATCCGAATATAGGCGATACTGTCGATAGATTTTTATCTATACTTCAGAAATGTAAGGAGGTTTGTATAGTTTCAGATGGAACTGATGTTAAAGAATAAAACAATCGATAGGATAGAAGAAGTTTTCGATGTTTTCTTTAAAGCGATAGGCAGGAATAAGATTCTTTATGATAAATTTAAACCTGTTTTGGAAGAAGGAGAGGTTTTATTTAGAGAATATTTCGAGTGGTGGTATAATCTTATGAGGGAAGCGATTATTTACGGAATGGAAAGGACTATGACAAAAGCTTCAGCTGGAAGAATAACTACAAAAATTGCTGATTGGGGTTGTATTACTTCTAAAGGTATTAAAGGTATGCAGCCAGCATATTTAAGCATTATGCAGAATAGCGGAAATAAAGCTTTGGAATTTGCGAGAGTTGAAGGAGCTTTTGATGTATATAATAAGAAAGCTATTTCATTTGCAAGGAAAAGAGCAGGTAATTTAGTTAAAGAAGTTACGAAAGAAACCCAAAAATTAATAAATAGAACTATTGCTGACGGAATAAAACAAGGTAAAACATTACGGGATTTACAAAGCGATTTAAAGCCGATAGTTGGTTTACATAGCAGACAGGTTAAAGCAATTCAGAATTACGAAAAACAGTTAAGAAGGGCGAGGTTACCAGATTTAGAAATTAAAAGAGAAATAGCGAGTTATACAAGAAGACAACATTCTTTAAGAACTGAAACGATAGCCAGAACGGAGAATTCAGTCGCACAAGCAGAAGGAACTCTACAGGCATATGAGCAGGCGGGTGTAGAAAAGGTTATGTTTGTTGCTTCTTCGGATGCTTGCCCCGTCTGTTCCGAGAAGGATGGGAAGAAATATAAATTGGATGAATCGAGTGGGATAATACCCGTTCATCCTAATTGCATTCCATCTCCGAATACGAAGATTTATACGTTAGGTGGGTGGAAACGGATTAAGGATGTTCAAATCGGTGATTTTGTGTTAACTCATAAGGGCAGATTTAGAAAAGTAATTCAGTTACATAGAAATAGAGAATTTTCTCCAGAATTGGTAAAGATAAAAATAAATAGGAATGGTGAGTTTTCTAAATTGGTGGTTACAGGAAATCATCCTGTTCTTGTAAATGGTATTTGGAAGGAAGCAAGGGATGTGAAGATTGGTGATAAGATTTCTTATATGATGGACTGTAAGGAAAATACTTCTGAAAAACAGGAATATAAATTTTATGATTTTAATATTGTTGAATTAGATACTTACTTTCCGAAAAAAACTATACCTCTTTTTAATTTGTCTGTTGAAGAAGATAAAAGCTATGTGGCAAAGGGTTTTGTTGTTCATAATTGCCGTTGTGTATGGGTGGCAGAAGGTGTAGCAGGCACATCTTCAGTAAGCCCAATTCCTGATAATATAAAAAAACCAAGAAAACCGAAGCTCAGGACTGGTGGTCATCCTGTAAGCCCATTTGGGGAAAAGGAAAAAGTTCATGATTTTGCTAAAAATCCTTATAGCGAGAAAGAGTTTAATCGGGTGTTTGAAGAATATAAAAAGAATCTTTCAAAAGAATACTCTCGATTTGTTCAAAAATATGGTAAAGATGAAGGCAGTAGAAAGTTTTTATATTTCTTGCGAATAGAGAGTAGAAAGGGTCAACATCTTGATGATTTTTTACCTATTATAAGAACTGATTTTGGTGTGGGTGTTGATAAAGTTAATTATTTCAGAAGGATTTTTGGGGAATCTCTTAATGAGGTTGCTGTATTTATGCATCCTGCTGTTTTAAATAGAGTGAAAAAGACTAAATTATCTTTGAGGTTAAAAAATGGTTTTGGTAGAGGTAAATATAAATCTTATCATGGACTTTCTTTACCATCCAATGGTGAGATGACTTTGTGGACTAATAGTTCGAACTATGAGACGATTTTGCATGAATTTGGTCATTTTTTTGAGGATATATCTACTGGACACACTGGAAAATATTCACGATATTGGTTGAGACGACGTGCTAAATCGAAGGCTAAATTAAAAGATATAACACATGATTTATCATATAGGAATGATGAGCAGACTTGGATTAATGATTTTATTGATGCTTACGTAGGGAAGATATATGATAATGGGTCAGAAGTTATTTCTATGGGTTTTCAGCAGTTTTTGTTTGGAGAAGATTTAGTGAGATTTATGAATCACGATTTTGACCATTTTTCTTATATAATGGGTGTATTAAATGGAGTATTTTAAATGAATAAAAATGATGAGTTTTTTAATATTTATATTGGAAATAAGAAAATAGGTTTAGAAAAGGCTTCTAAGTTGACGGGTTTACCGTCTTTTTATACGCTGGATGGGTCATCTGATATAAAATCTTTACATTATTGTTTGTCGATGTTGTATTTTCTGAAAAAATTTGGATATATAACTGATTATGAATTTTTAGGAACGGAAGACGATTTGCCGAAAATAGACAGTAAACCAGGTGTTATATATTGATTTGTAATTCTAAAATAAACTTAATTTTATACACTAAATTAAAAATTGTCTATAAAATTTTGCTTAAAATACTCCATATTATAATAGAAGAAGGGAACTATAAATGTTCCATAAGAACAGTAAATTATTAATGAGGGATTTCGGTCTATGCGCATAGAAGAAATCACTGGCGAAACTTTACAAAAAGCACGTGATTCCGAACTACTGAATTTACATGCTAAAGCTCCCTGGTTTTTTAGGCAGTTATCTAAAAACAGAATTACTGGGATTTCTAAAAAGGAATTTTTTCAGAAATACTCTTTGCTTGTATCCGAATTGAACGATAGAAGACTTTTTAATAGAACAAAAAATCTTTTAGACGATATTCTTTTTCGGAAAAAGCTTTACGGAATTGACATACGTGCTTTGGAAAATATTATAAAAGTTAAAGATTATGCGGTTATTGTAGGCGAGTTTGTGGATAATCCTAATTCGGTCGAGAAGATTGATGTTTGTATTGCAGATGATTCCGAGAATGTAGGTTCCGAAGTTTTGAATATGATAAAAGATACGATTGAAGATGAAACTGGTAAAGAAGTTAATTTTATATTTAACGGCGATGTTGGTGATAGATATATTCCTGTGTTTGATTACGGTTTAATTTGTAAAGGTTTTACTGAAAGAATTGATAAAAAGAAAACTAAATTAACTTTTAGAGAAATAGAGAATTTGTTACAGGGTGCTTTAAATTCAGAATATGGAACGGCGGACGGAATATATAATGTTCATGTTATTGATTTTTCTTCTGATGAAGTTATTTATAGGAATTATAGTGAAGGTAAAACTTATAAGTGTCCATATGAATTGGATAGAAATAATAATGTTATTTTGAGGACTACAGAAGCTGTTGAAGTTGTATCAAGATATGTGGAAAAAGCAGTTATTCCTTATAAGAAATACCCATTAGACGAAAGCGGTTCTTGGGATGCGGCAAAAGAAGTTAGAAAAGCCGATGTTGATGATTTAAAGAAAATGTGCGCTTGGTATGATAAAGAGCACGAAGATAATAAAACAGCTTATAAATTACCGCACCACAAGGTAGATGGATATACAACAGTTTGGAGAGGTGTAGCGGCGGCTGGTGCCGCTTTGATGGGTGCGAGAGGTGGAGTTAAAGGAATTCCCGCTGGAGAGCTTGTTGGAGTTAAGAATCATATATCAAAACATTATGAGGACTTTGGGAAGACAGCGCCCTGGGAACGAAAAGAAAAATATGATGTATCTAAATATTTGGAAGAGTTGGAAGCGGAAGATGGTGAGTGGATAGAAAAAGACGCTTATATAGAAAAGGGGGAATGTATAGTTGAAAAGACTTTGGAATAAAGAAAGTATATTTAGAAATAGGGAGAGATAAAGTGCCATACCCAAATGAACATTCGAACCGCTTAAAGAATCCTAATAAATATGTTAGATTTAGGAGGCAAAATAATAAAGGGGGTAATGGTATTCATTTTATTTATGGGATTACAGAAGAGGGAATAGCAGAATTACAAGCTATTAGATTTGATAGCAGTAAATTTACGGTGGCAGAAGCGAAGAAATGGTTAAAAGACCACGACTATAGCACTTCGGGTTTTGAACCCGCTTCTGGAAAAGTTAAGAAAGAAGACGATAAAAAAACCGATTTTAAAAAAGTTTCTATTGGAATTGTGAATGAAGACGAAGAAGAAACTAATGTGAGAAGTTTAGCGAAATACGATATAGAATTACCGATTATGAAAGTCGATGATGAAAAGCGTTGGGTTGGAGGAATTGTTTATACGGCTGGTGAAGAGGAAGGTGATGCTCAAGGCGATTGGATATCCGATATAGAAGAATTAAGAAAAGCCAGTGAGTTATATATGCTTAAATCGCAACGGATTAAGATAATGCATGGAGGAGTGGCAAGAGGCGATTTACATATAATTGAGAATTTTGTTACTGATGAACCGACTATGCATTTGGGAGTCGAAATCCCTAAAAATAGTTGGTGGTTGATGACAAAAGTATTAAATGATGAGATTTGGAAGGATGTAAAAGAAGGAAAGTTGACGGGGTTTTCGATGGGTGGACGAGCCCGGGAAAGGCGAAGAAGAAAAGAGTAGGAGAATGAGAGATGAGAAAGAAGAAGTTAAGAGATTTAATTGATATCGAAGTTGAGGAAATTTCGTTGGTCGATAACCCAGCGAATAAGAAGAAATTTTTATTGACCAAAAACATTGGAGGTATCGAGATGAAAGACCTTATTGAATTACTGAAGAACTTTATCGGTAAGGAAGACTTGAAAGAAGAGATGCTTAAGGGTCTTGATAAAGAGACAGCGGAGAAAACAGTTGAAGACCTTAAAGTAATCGATGCTTATAGAGCAAGTTTTCCCGGCGAGTTGAATAAAGCTATTTCTAATATTGTGGCTACGATGGTTGGTTTATTTCCCGCTCCCGATGAAGACGGAGACAGCATTAATAAAGTTGGTGCTAAATTATCGAAGGAAACCGTAAATAAATTAAAGAATATAATTCAACAGCTTCAGTCTATGATTGGAGTTTCTGATGAGAAAAAGAACGATGATGATAATAAGAATGATGATGTTAAGAAGTTAGAAGAAAAGATTGAGGAACTGAATAAGAAACTTGAGAAAGCTTTAGGCGGTAAAGGGAGCGAGGAAGAGGAAGAAGATATTGATATTACTGAAGATGAATTAAAGGAACTCGTCGTAAAAGCGATTGAGGAAGAAATAAAAAGTAATTAACTAAAATCAATCTGAAACTAAAACAGTGAGGTAATTGACTATGAAAAAGGAAGAACTCAAAAAGCTGATTAAGAATTTTGCCAAAGACGCAATTGCTCCTTATAAAAGTGATACCACACGGAAAACGAATCTGGATAATCAAGCGAGGATTGAAGTAAAAGAGAAACCTTTTAGTATTTCAAAATATATTCGTGGACATCTTTATGGTGATTGGACTGATGCTGATAGAGAAAAATATGAATATGTGAAAGTGAATAAAGTTTTAACTGAAGGTGGAACTGGTGCAGCTGGGGCTTTTCTTGTTCCCCCTGAATTTTCTACGGAAATTATTGAAAATTTGAGAGCGAAGGCAGTGGTTCGTCAGACAGGTGCAAGGATATATCCTATAAATACCGATACTATAAGATTTCCGAGAGTTGGAAGTTCTACAGTTGGTTCTTGGATGGAAGGAGAAGATACGAATAAAAGCGGAACGGATATGTCTTTTGAGCAGGTTGAACTCGTTCTTAAAGAGTATGCAGGTTTATGTATGTTTCTAATGCATTGATAAAACATTCAAGCCCAGCAGTTG